GTAAATCAAATAGTATCTATCTTCACGACTTCTTCAACTGCTTCATATCTGCTCATCGCTTCATTGTGATAGAAGATTTAAATAGTCTAGAGTACCAAACCTTGACCGAAAGGTTGAGGTGGCTGAGAGCAACAATCTCAGGTACGGTAAAAAGCTCCTGGATGAACAATGGGCAATCCGCAGCCAAGCCTCTAAGGACGCAATGTCAAGTCTACGAGGAAGGTTCAACGACTAAATAGTAGTGGGTATTTAATGACGGCCTAGACAGCCCGAAAATGCTTAAGATATAGTCTAGTCCCTCGCGCCGGTGGTCGCAAAATATCCCGAAAGGGAGGGTATATACGGAATCTCAACCACCCCACCAAGTACCTGGCGTGGAACTTCAACGCCCCCGGTGCCACCAGCTACGGCCAGTACACCGCTCTGGCCAACTTGACCGTCAACTCCAACCCTGTCTACGGTGACACCGCCAACACCGAGAGCTTCAACGAGGCCCTCGCCGTGCTGGACTCCGCCAAGCTGCAGCTGAACGGCCAGGACCGTTTCTCCACCCGCAAGGGCTCCTACTTCAACAAGGTGCAGCCCTACCAGACCATCGGCACCAACGTGCCCGCCGGCGTCTACCTGTACTCCTTCGCCCTGAAGCCCGCCGGTCGCCAGCCCTCCGGCACCTGCAACTTCTCCCGCATTGATAACGCCACTCTGTCCCTGACCTACAAGACCTGCTCCGTGGATGCCACCGCGCAGCCCGCCGCACTCGCCAACGCCCTGTACCAGAGCGAGACCATCACCGCAAACACCGCCACCTCCCTGACCGCCCTCAACATCTATGCCAAAAACTACAACGTATTGCGCATCATGAGCGGCATGGGTGGATTAGCTTATGCAAGCTAGTCATATCATGTCATCATATCCAATTATTTTCAAAAACATTTCTTTCGAAGTTCTTTACACAGACTTTTCGAATTAAATAAACTTCGCGCGATTGCGATATCTTTCATACGTGACACAACATTAAATACCCTAGAGTGTCAATATGTTCACCCGGGTCAAACGAAAATATACGTGATACGGGAAAAAAATATTTCGATAAGGTATCGCGAACAACCCCATGTCCCAACTACCCCCCACGTTTCTAAAAACAACGTTATTTACAAACGAAGTAAGAGGAAATGTCACAGTTAAAGGAGCAGTTATAATTCAGTCAAATGGAAATGCATACGTGTTAGGCAATACTTCTGTCATTACAGGAGTAGGCCAGACGCCTCTGCCGACTGACATCATAGGTAATCTATCCGGAGTATACGCAAACGTAACCACGGTTAACGCAGCAAACGTTAATGTCACCGGGAATGTATCCGCGGAATATTTCCTCGGTAACGGTGCGTTGCTGACCGGTATTGAACAATACGTGTTGCCATCTGAAATCACCGCAGATGTCCTCGGTAACGTCACCGCCACCGGTAATGTATCCGCAGAGTATTTCCTTGGTAATGGTGCCCTGTTGTCCGGCATTGAGCAATATGTGTTGCCATCCGAGATCACTGCGGATGTCCTCGGTAACGTCACCGCGACTGGAAACGTGGCTGCCGAGTATTTCCTCGGTAATGGCGCCTTGCTGACCGGCATCGAACAATACGTTCTGCCATCTCAAATCGCAGCGGATGTCCTTGGTAACGTCACCGCCACTGGAAACGTGACTGCTGATTACTTCATCGGTAACGGATACAACCTGATACTCGATGGTTATACGTTGAAGCCCATGGGCAATGTTGCAAATGTAGAAGTTCGTTTGGCGTTACCCGCACAGGTTGGTACGATCGTGAAACAAACCGATATCGACCAGGAATATCTGCTGCTCGATACACCTGCCAGCGTAGACGCAAACTGGTTGGAATTCACCGGAGCAAACTTCCCGGTTATGAGCGTTTTTGGCCGCACCGGGAACGTTCTGTTACTCTCCGGCGTAGATGTGAACACGATAGGTGGTGCGAGTATCGTAGGAAATGGAGACATCACATCCTTGGCAGTTGATATCACTGGTAACGTTACCGCCACAGGAAACGTGTCCGCGGAGTATTTCTTAGGTAATGGTGCACTGCTGACCGATATCGAACAATATGTGCTGCCCTCTGAAATCACTGCCGATGTCCTCGGCAATGTCACCGCCACCGGAAATGTATCAGCAGAGTATTTCATCGGCAACGGTGCTCTGCTTTCCGGCATCGAGCAATATGTACTGCCCTCTGAGATCACCGCCGATGTCCTCGGTAACGTCACTGCCACCGGAAATGTATCAGCGGAGTATTTCCTCGGTAACGGTGCTCTGCTTTCCGGCATCGAACAATACGTGTTGCCATCTGAAATCACCGCAGATGTCCTCGGTAACGTCACCGCCACAGGAAACGTGTCCGCTGAGTATTTCCTCGGTAATGGTGCTCTGTTGACCGGCATCGAACAATACGTGCTGCCATCCGAGATAACTGCAGATGTCCTCGGTAACGTGACGGCTACTGGAAATGTATCCGCCGAGTATTTCCTCGGTAATGGCGCTCTGTTGACGGGAATCGAGCAATATGTGCTGCCCTCTGAGATCACCGCCGATGTCCTCGGTAACGTCACCGCAACCGGTAACGTGTCCGCTGAGTATTTCCTCGGTAATGGTGCTCTGTTGACCGGTGTATTGACTGATATTTCTGGAAATTTAGAAATCACCAATATTCTCGTATCTGGAAACGTAGATGTTTCAAACAATGTGAATGTAGACGGCAACGTTATCACAGGAAAACTAATCACAGCGGAGGCATACATAGGAAATGTGAACTCCGGTCAGGTGGTGTCCGGAAACATCACTTCTAACGAGTTCTTCTTCGGCAATGGTGCGTACATTACGGGAATCGAACAATATGTGCTGCCCTCTGAGATCACCGCCGATGTCCTCGGTAACGTCACTGCCACGGGCAATGTGTCCGCTGAGTATTTCCTCGGTAATGGCGCTCTGTTGACGGGAATCGAGCAATATGTGCTGCCCTCTGAGATCACCGCCGATGTCCTCGGTAACGTCACCGCAACCGGTAACGTGTCCGCTGAATATTTCCTCGGTAATGGCGCTCTGCTTTCCGGCATTGAGCAATACGTTCTTCCCTCTGAGATCACCGCCGATGTCCTCGGTAACGTCACCGCAACTGGAAATGTATCCGCGGAGTATTTCCTTGGTAATGGTGCCCTACTGAGCGGTATTGAACAATACGTTCTGCCCTCCGAAATCGCCGCTGATGTCCTCGGTAACGTCACTGCCACCGGTAATGTGTCCGCTGAGTATTTCCTAGGTAACGGTGCGTTGTTGACTGGCATCGAACAATACGTTCTGCCATCTCAAATCGCAGCGGATGTCCTTGGTAACGTCACCGCCACCGGGAACGTGACTGCTGATTACTTCATTGGTAACGGGTTCAACTTGGTTCTCGATGGTTATACATTGAAGCCCATGGGCAATGTTGCGAACGTAGAGGTTCGTCTGGCTCTACCTGCCCAGGTTGGTACTATCGTGAAACAGACTGATATCGATCAAGAATATCTACTGCTGGACACGCCCGCTAGTGTAGATGCAAACTGGTTGGAATTCACCGGGGCAAACTTCCCGGTTATGAGTGTATTTGGCCGCACTGGAAACGTTCTGTTACTCTCTGGGGTGGATGTAAATACCATCGGAGGCACCAGCATAGTAGGAAATGGAGATATCACGTCCTTGGCAGTGGATATCACTGGTAACGTGACTGCATCCGGAAATGTATCCGCCGAGTATTTCTTAGGTAATGGCGCCCTGTTGTCCGGCATCGAACAATATGTGCTGCCCTCAGAGATTACCGCCGATGTCCTCGGTAACGTCACTGCCACCGGGAACGTATCCGCCGAGTACTTCCTCGGTAACGGTGCTCTGCTTTCCGGCATTGAGCAATATATCCTGCCCTCTGAGATCACCGCCGATGTCCTCGGTAACGTCACTGCCACCGGAAATGTGTCCGCTGAGTACTTCCTCGGTAACGGTGCTCTGTTGACCGGCATTGAGCAATATGTGCTTCCCTCCGAGATCACTGCGGATGTCCTCGGTAATGTGACTGCCACCGGTAACGTGTCCGCCGAGTACTTCCTCGGTAACGGTGCTCTGCTTTCCGGCATCGAGCAATATGTGCTGCCCTCTGAAATCACCGCCGATGTTCTCGGTAACGTGACTGCCACTGGGAATGTGTCCGCTGAGTACTTCCTCGGTAACGGTGCTCTGCTTTCCGGCATCGAGCAATATGTACTGCCCTCAGAGATCACCGCCGATGTCCTAGGTAACGTCACCGCCACCGGTAATGTGTCCGCTGAGTACTTCCTCGGTAACGGTGCCCTGCTTTCCGGCATCGAGCAATATGTACTGCCCTCAGAGATCACCGCCGATGTCCTCGGTAACGTCACCGCCACCGGTAATGTGTCCGCGGAGTATTTCCTAGGTAACGGTGCCCTACTGACAGGCATCGAACAATACGTGCTGCCTTCTGAGATCACCGCCGATGTCCTCGGTAACGTCACTGCCACTGGTAACGTGTCCGCGGAGTATTTCCTAGGTAACGGTGCCCTACTGACAGGCATCGAACAATACGTACTGCCCTCCGAGATTACCGCGGATGTCCTCGGTAACGTCACTGCCACCGGGAACGTGTCTGCGGAGTATTTCCTAGGTAACGGTGCCCTGTTGAGCGGCATCGAAACATATGTTCTTCCCTCGGAGATTACCGCCGATGTCCTCGGTAACGTCACTGCCACCGGGAATGTGTCTGCGGATTATATCATCGGAAATATCGCATTATTGACCGATGTCACTGCCACTGGTAACGTGTCTGCTGAGTACTTCCTTGGCAACAGTGCATTGTTGGCCGACGTTACTGCCACTGGTAACGTGTCTGCGGATTATGTCATCGCGAATATCGCATTATTGACCGACGTCACTGCTACCGGTAACGTGTCTGCGGATTATGTCATCGCGAATATCGCATTATTGACCGATGTCACTGCTACCGGTAACGTGTCTGCCGAGTATTTCATCGGCAATGGCGCATTGCTGACCGATGTCCCTTCCACTATCCCGTCTGAGATCACCGCCGACGTCTTTGGTAATGTCACCGCCACTGGAAACGTGGAGGCTGCTTACATCGTAGGTAACGGTGCGAACATGTCAGGTGTCGCAACGTTAGACTCTACAGGTTATATACAGCAACAATATCTCGACGGATATCTCACTGTACCACAGGGTTATGTCGCAGATACGGCAGCTCGTCTTGCTCTAGGCGGGGGTGATCTACCCATAGGTTCTCTCGTCAGACAATCGGATGACGGAAACTCGTATCTGCTAACCGCATCACCATCCAATGTCGACCTAAATTGGTTGAATTTCGAAGGCGCAAATTTCCCGGTGAATACTGTATTCGGACGCACTAATGATGTTTTAGCGGCTTATGGCGATTACTCCGACGACTACATAGAATTGTCTGCAAATGTTGGAACAGTTCCGGGAGGAAACTCGCTGTCTGAAGCATTGGAATACTTAAACAACCGTGTCACGACGAATCTCTCTCTAAGTGGCAATGCGACAGCTTCATACTTCCTGGGTAACGGCGCGCTGCTGACCGGTGTAACTGCTACGCTCCCGACCACCGTCACTGCGGATGTTCTCGGCAATGTCACCGCCACCGGAAACGTATCTGCAGAGTATTTCCTCGGTAATGGTGCACTTTTGGAAGGCGTTTCGACTACACTTCCGACCACAATTTCTGCGGATATTCTGGGCAACGTTATCGCTACCGGGAATGTGTCGGCCGAATATTTCGTCGGAAACGGCGCGTTCCTAGAAGGCATTGCTCCTCCTGCTAGATACTTGGCGGCAGTGCGGGCTACAAATCAAACCATCTCGTCTGGAAACTGGTCCAACATCAACGTCATTATGAATTCGGTTCGCGAGAGTGACGGTATCACGTATAACTCTACCACGGGGGTGTTTACTCTGGAGGGCGGAGTCACATACCGCATTACTGCGCAATTAGGATGGCAAGCGGCGTCCAACTACTTCTACGCATTTAGACTAGTCAACAGCACCACTGGTGTTCAAATTGGCCCATCGTCGGAAACGTTGCCACCGTCTCTCACATCTTCCAATACTCCCGCTCCTGTTCTTGATATCATAGTAACTCCTTCGACGACCACGGATTATCGTCTGAGAACTGCAGTGGGTATGACAGCAGGTTCTGGCGAACAAATACGGTCCGACGTAGGAACGTTCTTGAACATCGTCCAGCTTGGTAGTGGGTGGAATACCGGTCTGCCGTCCACGGGAAACATCGACATCATAGGTAACGTGACGGCCCCTGGAAACGTCATCGTATCTGGGCAAGTAAACGTCACCGGGAACGTGTCGGCAAATTACTTCCGTGGTAACGGAGCGTTGCTGACGGGCATTCCCAACGGTCCGGCGTTTTCGGTGTACTTTGGAAACTTGGCAACTCAGACGATAAGCACCACTGGTAACACGACTCCATTATACTCTAACGTCGTGTATGACACTAGCGGCGGGTTCAGCTTGGCTACTAGAGCATACACGCCAGGGGTTGCTGGATATTATCAGGTAAATGGGTCATGTGCATGGGGACCTACCGCGGGATCTGGTGAAATGCAGGTTCATTTGCTCAAAAATGGATCTAGACACAAGACTCTGACGCAAATATACTCATCAGGCGCGTCGCATAACTACATCACATCAGGGTCTTACATCGTGCAGTTATCCAACACCGATTCCATCACAGTTTCCATCGCTCAGACTATGGGCAATACTCAGACTATCATCGGCGGATTAGATACTGGGTTTACAGCCACGTTGATCGCCAAGTAAAATCTTAATTTTGTCTTACATATTTGTCGATATGGAGATGTTTTCGTATCGACAAACTAATTAACGAACAATGCTTTGTTATGATTATGAAGCGAAAGCTAAACAGATCATATCGTCAAATCTAGTCTGCTTATGATCGCACCTGGAAAAGTGTTTAGCTGGCGAAAGCAAGACCCCCCATACCACTCGCTATGCGAAGAACGTTGAAATTGGGGGCGTAAATCTGAACGCGTCCACTTGGCAAGCTGGCATTCAACACGACCTGTAGTTGCGCCGAATCGTACCGAGTGAAGTTGGCAGACCCGTTAGGCTGCTTGGAGTCGGCGTCTTCCAACGCAAACGAGTATACATATATTGACTTGCTTGGCACGCGAACGTGATGTTCGTAGGGTTGCACTAGACGGAAATAGGCACCTGGGCGTGCAGAGAAGCGATCACTACCGTTGATAATGAGTTTTACCTCTTCGAACACCTCAGTTCCATTGCCGACGGGTAGAGGAATCTCGTAGTCGAAAATGTTATTACCGTCAACGGGGTCGGAGTCATACGTGCTGGCAGCTTGGTAAACGAAAACAAGTTCCCTTACGGGGTGGTTGAAGTTTAGAGTAAATTTACGGTTCTGAGAACCAGATGGGGCGGTCGGGGAAGTAACGGGCTCAGACCCCTGCCACTGCAACTGAGTAACCAGGTATTCGTGTTGGATCTCTGACATCCTAATGCGTTCGGGCGCATCTAGGAACACGTAGTCGCAGTATAGCTTCATGTTGGTTATCGCGAGGGGTGTCGCGCCGTTCTGAGAAGTCAGACTGGTGATGGGGTAATTGCACTTCACACAATTCAAATACGTGTTGATGTCAAAGTTCATTTTCAGTTCGTGATATGGAAGGGCGACCAGAGGCATATACAGCCCAGGGTTCCTGTTGTAACAGAATTTCATCGGGACGTAGTAGGTTCCTCCGGCAGCCATGCTGAGGTCCCAGTTGTTCTTGTAATATGTAGGATCGTAACGCCCGACCATCTTGTTGTATCCCGCTAATTTCTCAGAGGTTTCCGTCAGCTCAGTCCACACGTCCCACCAGTTGGAGTAGTGCTTGTCTATCCGCTGACCACCAAGCTGGAGCTCGATAGAGTTAAACAGTGCCAGACCCACTCCATTGACATAGCGCAAGTTAGAAGTTGGGATGCTCACGTTGGAAATAGCATTACTCACTAATCCGTTCCCGACAAAGTTCATGTAGGGCCATGTGATAATGTTGGCGACATACTTAGACGTATTCCCAATGTCAGAAACGTTGGCACTAGAAGTGTAATAAGATCCATCCACATTGCTATATGCCGCAATAAGGTTGGAATACACACCGGCATTGTTGGACTGCCAGTAGTTACCGGAGGCATCCGTGAATACGTTACTCAGTGCAGCCACGTTGGTAGTGTTGGTGAGCGTCGTAGACCCCAGGGAAATTGGTGGGGTAGGGGTGATGTTGTACCCTTGAAGGCTCGGCAGAGTGACCTCAATCCACACGGGGCCGCAAAGATCACCATTACGAGAAATCGTGACCGTCGGGAATTTGCCGAAGTCCGCGATCCCGTCGAATTGCTGTTGAATGCTCTCGAGCGCAAAGTTCGTGTATCTCCTGTACACGGACTTAAAAAACGTGATCTGGGGATTTCCGGTGAGATATACATCCTGAGCACCGTAACTTACGAGCTGCGCAATTCCGCCTGGCATGGTAAGCTTTACTTATCATATAAGTTTATTTTTTTTAAGTTATTACACGCGATTGGTCAATTTATCAGCCACAATCTTGATTAAAACCACGTTAGATTTCACCAATAGAGTCGGGCACTGATGCGCCTCTGCCAATCGATGTTTTTCGCAAAAAGTTCCTTCACACT